CACGCAGTTTCGTCAGCTTCGCCTGGATCTGAGCCACCTTCGCTTGGGCGGATTGAACCTGCTGAGCAGGAGCCTTCCGTCTCTGCGGAGGAACGTCAGTCGCACGCTTCAGACGACCTTTGAGCTTCTTGTGCTCCTCGTAGTACTGGTGAGCCTTGGCTGGGTCGTACTCAGCCCGCGGCATTGACATCACCGAGGAGGCCGTCCAGTGCCTGGTTGACCTGATCCAGCGGATCACCCCCGTCACCCGGAGGTGCGTTGGGATCTGCTGGGTGAGCCTGGTCCTCTAGCGGCATGTTCGGGTTCACGAGCTTGTCAGCGCCCGGCTGGTTGGACGGCCGGTAACCGATCTTCGGACGGAACTCGTTGGCGGTAAGAACCGCGTTGCGAATCAGCTTGTCCGCCACCTCGGCCAGCTCAGAGATCGGGATCATCTTCAGCGGGTCGCGGTAGTACTCGATCGAGTGCTTCTGCGTGACAGCAGTCTTCGTGAGGAACTTCCGCTTGGCCTCGAGCGCGAACGTCTGGGCGACTGGCTCGATGGTGCGGTCGTAGTAGTTGTTGATGGTGTCGCGAGAAGCGGTACCGTTCATGATCTCCCGGGTGATACCCAGCTCTGAGAGCACCGCGTTGCCGAGGTACTCGATCTGATCGAGCAACTTGTTCTCGATCGACCGGTTGAGCTGGATGACCTTCTCCGAGACATCGATGTAGCCGATGCCGAGCTCGTCGTCCTTCAGCTGAGCTCGCAGGTCGTCGCGCCGCTTGGACGCTTGGGCCTGTCTGCTCTCGCCTCGGACGGTGTAAGGCAGCTGGAGGATCAGGTCGAGCTTGCCGGAGCCAGCCGCCTCATCCACCGTGTCCAGAATGCCGAGCTTGGTGATCATGCGCTGAAGCAAGCCGTTGGGCTCGTTCATGACGGTGTAGAACGGATTCTCCACCACCATGACCATGTCCTTGGGCAGCGTCAACTGCTTGGAGAGACCGCCGTTGACGGGTTGACCCGCATCGTCGGTCTCGCGATCGTCGTACACCATCATCGTGATCTTGCGCGGATGCCATGCGGCCACCGTGCCCACTCGCAGGTCTCGGATGTCGTAGCTGGCGGATGCCAGCGGATCCATGTCGCAGTCGATCGGTACGACGCAAGCCGTACCCTGCTCGAAGAGCGTCATGGCGAAGTCGACCTTCAGCGCGAACGCGTTCTGGTCAACGTTGGCATCCAACGTCAGGCAACGGTTCAGACCATCGCGGATGATTTCCGCTGCGACGTCGTTGTCATCCAGCTTGGCGTGGTAGAACTCGATCAGAGCGAAGTCCACAGCCAAACGGTTGTAGATCGACCCGATGAACGACCGATCGCTGAAATAACGAGCCGGACTGCGATTGCTCCGAGGGCTCTGGGTGTAACCACCCCCATAACTACTGTCCTGAGGAGCGTCACGGAAGGCGTTCCACCCGTGCTTGAGCTCTCGTGTGATTTGCCTTCGAATCCGTCCCATCTCTCACCTCCTAGTCGAACTGGTCGGGATGCGTCCTCATGGCGACATAAGCGTCGAGCCACGCAGACACGTTGTCGATCTTCTCATCGTTCCGCCGCTTGTGCAGCTTGCGATTACCGTTTGAGTCCTCCCACGTTACGGCGTTACCCATGGTGTAAGAGACGATTTGCTCGTCGAAACGAATTAGGCGTTGGTTAGCCTGCTTCTTCATCTCGCCCAGAGGTACCGATTCGGTCCTAGCTCCCTGGATGACCTTCTCGATGCCGTATGGCCCCCAGTCACGCTCGTAGCGCTCCATGAAGGACTTTGAGTTGTATGGGTCGAAGCCCAAAGTACGCAAGTCGTACTCGCGCTCGTTCACATGTCGCATGACGTCGTCGTAGACGTCCATCATGTCAAGGACAGTGCCCTCGAAGATGACAAGTGTGCCTTCAGCCATGAACTGTTCGTACTTGAGTCTCTTAGCCCCAGGGAGGAGATCGAGAGTACGTCGAGTGATGTAGCTTCGGGCCTTGAGACCATACTCCTCGCGCGGGAGCGGGAAGAGCCACGAGAACGCACAGAAGTCGTCGCCCATGGAAAGGTCCACGCCCATAGAGCAGGGCATCTTGTCGAACCGGTCCACGATCAGGCGATCGAGCGTCGGACGAGTCTCCTCGTAGGTGAAGAAGAACGTGTAGCCCTCCATCGGAAGGCCGAACCGCTTGGCGAGGATCTCGTTGCGGACAGCAGGGAACTGCTTGGCCTTCTTGACGTCGGCTTCATAGGTCTCGTAGGAAACCGTCTTTCCGATGTTCGGTTGGGCCTTGGGCCACATGCGAGGATTGGCTACCTCTGAGACATCGTCCAGCTTGTAGTGCCAAATCGACACATTCGGCTGTTCCGACTCTCCACGTAGGACGGTACTGAGCTCCATCTTGATGTCATCGCCGACGCCGTTTCGGATCACTCCCTCCGACGATATGGCGATGAGGACTGGGTCCTCGAACTTCGTAGCACCCTGCATGAGAGCGGTTATGACGTTCTCCCGCGTGTCGCCAGACAACCACTCGTCCACCGAGTTGTACTTGGACCTGAGTCCCTGCACTTTGTCGATGCTCATGGGACGAACCTCAAGATATGAGTTCGTCAGGAAGCTCTCAATGCCTCGCTTCGTTGAAGCCAGCTGCTGCCGGCCCGACCTAGCTCCAGTCGTGTTGTTGATGGAGCCATCAGTAAGGAACTGGAACAGCGGTCCCTTAGCACGCGTGATTGCGGTCTTGATGGGTGTGATTACCTCTTGAGCTTGGATCATGGTCGGCGCAACAGTGACCTGATGTGTGGTTGCTCGATCGCAGGTAAGGAAGAAGGCCTGCATGAACGCCACGTACATCGACTTGGCGCCGCCTCGAGCAACGATCAGGTACTGCGTGTCCCTCAACCGCTTCTTCACGGTCTTCAGAACGAACTGCTGCTGCTCTACGTCCCAGCGCTCACGCTCGACGAAGATGAACCATGACAGGAGATCTTCAGCCCAGAGCTTGAAGGAGTCCAACAGGTGAACGTCAGCCCCGTCTGTGAGGGTCATCTCTTCTTCGCAGAACTCGATCCAACCCTCGATGGCACTGTCGTCGTAGTAGACGTCAGGGTCAGCAACGAGCCGGTCGATCAACTGCATCTGAAGAGAAATCTCCTCACAGACGGGGATGAGTCCACTGAGTACCTTCTCCCGGAATTCCGCGTAGTACTTCGGAGTAGCGGTGTTGCTAAGCACTCATCACCCGTAGTCGGCCACGACGTTCAGACGATACTCCAGCTCCTGAATCTGGCGTTCGTAAGCCTGCTGAGTGAACCCGGTCGTAGGAGGATCGAACACGATCTTGGTACGCAGGAACACGTACGTCTTGATCGCGCTCAGTCGAGGATCGGTGAAGAACTCGGCCCAGTCGTTGAGCTTGCTGGTGATCGCGAAACCAACAGCGGGGCCGACACCGAGTTGAGTCAGCGTGCCGAAAGCGCCGTTGATGCCGTTGATGATGTCGACGTCGAACGCCAACTCTTCCGGCGTGATACCAAGCATGTGCTTGATGTCATCGAGAATGCTGCTCATGTCACCCCTCCTTCCGTTTGACGGGTTGAACAGTTTTGCTATCGGTGAACGTGAGGGAACGGCGGCGTCGGCGGTAGCACGTTGTTGTCATGAACGTACGGCGCACACGATGTCGTCGGTCTGATGTCACGGTAAGACTTGGCCCTGAACTCGTTCGCGCGGTCGATGAAGGCGTTCGTTCCGTCTATCTCGGCCTGACTCCGGGGCGGTGCGTTGGCGTCGTCCGATCGGATGACGCTTGTAGCAAGGTTGTAGACCTCATCCACAGTCGAACGCTGCACGTCACGGATCTGTTCCGCGGCAACGCAAACTCGAATGAAGTCCTGCTTCTGATTCTCCGACAGCTGTTGGCTGTTGTGAAACGTCGCGATGGCCGCATAGAACACGAAGACCATCATCAAGCTGAAGACGACGTTGAAGGCGACTCGGTTCTGGAGGATCCCAGACTCGTCGCGCTTTCGCTCGATCTTGAGCACCTCGTCCACCTCCTCTTTCGTCTCTCTGAGCAACATGACCGCGACGTGGAGAATCCAGCCAACGCCCATGCCGACGACGAAGCAAATGATCTGGCTAATCGTCTGGCTCATCTCGACTCTCCTTCTGCTGGTCTTGTTCCTTGGTGAGGGCTCTCCTCTGACTCAGTACGAACGTAAGGATCGCGCCAACCCCTGTAGCAGCGAGCGGGTTTGCCCCGATGTTCAGCCCGAGAGCAGGTCCGAAAAGAAGGACCACTGCCCCACCGACACCAACAAAGAAGAGAATGTCGAACTGCCATTGTTTCAACATGAGCTCCCCTTGAACTAACTAGCGAACGACACCCGCTAGTGTCTGAGTACCGACTTGATGGCGGCTCGGAGGAGATCGCGCTGCTCCTTGACCCGAGTCTTGCGGCCGTCTTGGACGGCTTCGTTGAGCAGGGACATCTGGAGGACGCGGTCCTTCTCGAACCGCTCCTTGAACTTCGTGACACGAGTGTCCTTCAGGTCGTCAGGGAGGCCCGAGACAGCCTCTTCGATGGCCTTGATCTTCGGCTTGACGTCTCGGCGTCCGCCGTCACGTACTGCTCGATCGAGGATCTTGACGTCCCACTCGTTACCCGAGTTGCGGAAGTTCTCGATCCTTGGAGCGTGATCTGCCTTGGGCTTCGGCGGCTCGACATCCGTACCACGGTTGTCGTGCTTCCAGCCGGGGTAGTCGAACTCGACCCCGTTGAGCCAGAAGGTTCCGAACTGGAACCCGTCACCCCAGTGCAGCTTGAAGTACGACGCTCGAACGACCACGAGCTGGTTCTCGAGGACCGAGTTGGTCTCCACGAGAACGTCGTCGAGGGAATCGTGATCTCCCCCGCGCACGCGACCCACCATCGTGACGATGTGGCCGGCGGTGTTGCTGTCGTTCGGGTCGTCGAAGAACAGCTTCATGCCCCGACGCAGGTTGGCCACCTTGTGGACACGGAACTCCTGAGGAGTGGCGTCCTGGGCCTCCTTCGCGGTTCCGAAGCGTGATGGGATGCCTCGAGAGGTACGGCAGATCTTCAGACACATGCCGTCCGGGTCGAACCCGATCTGCGCAGCCGTCTGATGCGTCTCGTACCAGTGGAGGTCTTCCTGCCAGGTGTCGACCATCAGGCCTCCTCGTCGTCCTGAACGCCGTCAGCGTTCGTACGTGACCACGGAGCGTCGTCGAAGTCGGGCGCACCCTCGTAGGGCTCGGTGTCGACTTCGTCGTCCTTCGGGTCCCCGCCGATGACGGGCTCGTTGGCGTTTGTCGTCATGACGCCGCCTTTCTGAGAGTGATCTCCCACGTGCCTCGGCACATGAAGTGGTCTGAGTACAGTTTGAACTCGCTGTCGTCGAGGACGACGAACTTGTGAGCCTTGACTCGGTGGTCGCGGTCGTAGGAGCACATCCCATCGATTGGACCGTGGCCGGTGTTCTGCCACGCCTTGAGCTCGTCGGCCATCGACGTGAAGTTTCGGCCGAGCGAGAAGTCCAGCGTGCGGTCAGGCATGTTGAAGTCGCCGTTGACGAAGGACAGATCTGATCCGGCCCCGTTCTTGGCGAGCCACCTGGAGATCTTCTCGGCGCAGATCACGCTGACCCGGTAGTTCGGGTCTCCTGGCTTAGCGCCCTTGGTGGCGTAGTGGACAGAGCCGTAGTGAATGCGACCGAGGCCGGGCTTGGTGTGCTCCCAGGACATCGTCGCCATGATCCGGTCGGCCCCATGGACCTTCTCACGGAACATGTCGTTGCTGGCGAGAAAGACGTCTTCCTTCTTCAGCGATCCAGGAACGACGATCGACTTGTCGACAGCGATCCAGGAATCAGCGGCGAAGTTGATGACGTGGTCGTACTGCTCGGCGTACTCGATGAGAAGAGCCTTGTTCTGGTTCTCTCCGTCAATCGGTCCGCCTGCTTCCGTGCCCGTCTTGATCGGGAAGGCCCCTCCGTCAGAGAACAACGCCTTGACGTCGTGTTCCTGCTGGGCCGGGTCGTCGCTGAACTCCAGCGACGTGTGCTGCGAACGCAGCATGGTGGTATCCATTCGTCCTCCTTACCAGAGGTCCGTGTCGCCAGGCGATCGTTCGACGAAAGGCCGGGGAAGTTGCCTTTCGTCGCCGAAGTGGATGGCGTTGTGGGTTTGGGGTGACACGCAGATGAGATACTCAGTGTTGAATAACCGGTCTTCGTCGTAGTTGATGAAGTCCTCAACCCTGAGCGGATTCATGTGGTGGACGAGAACCCGATCGTGTATGGCGTGTCCAGGCATGCCTAGATCGAGACCATCGTCCCGAATAAGCACTTGATCCCGAACCGACTTCCACTTGTGGCTCCCGTAAAAGGCTTGATTGAGATGACGGTCGAACCCGAAGGTTGCTGCGCCTAGTTCGCCACCCAAACTCAGGTAGCGGAAGCGTGACAAAAATGCGGTACGCTTCTGAAGCTCGGTATAGGTCAGCATGTCACGAATCGCCTGCGTACCGGCTCATCGCCTCCATGGCATCCTGGAACTTCTGCTCTCTGAACGTCTCGGACTCAGCCTTAGCTCTTTGAGCAACCAGGTACTCCGTCTGTGCCCTGATGCGCTCGACATTGGCCAGCTCTTGAGCTGTACCGAGCCGCACGATG